AGAATACATTCTAAATCATGCCGGTAAAACGCCCCATCCTTACTTGGTAAAGCCGAAGTAAACGATTGGTATTGGGACGACATTAAATCTACGATTGGCGGATTGAATAACATCCTTGAGGACTCTGTATCTCAAGAGTGGGAGTTTTACTACGCTTCTTCGTGGTGATGCCATGAGATTTAGCCGAGAAAAAACACGGCTTAGACACATCAACGAAGCCATTGAAAATATGGAATCAATGATGCTGATCGCTCCAAAAGCGACCCAAGCCGTGTTACAAAAAAATATTGACCGATCTAAAAAAGATGCTAAAACTATCCTAAATCAGATGATTTTGGATGGCTACACAGGAGAAAACCATGGACGACCTTAAAGCAGAAGATATTATTTGCACCTTTTTATTTGGGCTTTGCATTATTGCGTTCTGTTTTGTATAAGGCTGGCTAACGATTTCCCAGCTCTTTCTGCTCCAACCCGAAGCTCATAGTCGTTGAAGTCCTCCCCCTCATTGGGCGATACCCAATAGGGGCGGGATGACTGTTTAGCTACTCTGATACCAATAATGTCATGGTCAGCCACTACGAGCGAGTCAGGGTAAGCCTTTGCCATTTCGGATAGGTTAGATGCTGAGAAACAAACTACGATCTTGTAGCGTGTTTTAATCGTTTTCAAAGCCCTACGGATCGATAAAGCCGTGGCATATCCTTCACACAAAATAACCTGTCCTTTGTTATCAAAGATCGCAGAGGCGTTCTTGGTTTTCTGTCCGCTTAAAAACTTCTTATTGCCCTCTGGATCGATCAGTTGACATCCAACCAAATCCCCATTGATCCGCATTGGGATTATCAAAAGCTCTCCCCAAACCCAGCCCTTTTCTTCTGGGAAACCCTTCTTTACCAAGTAAGGATGGGGCTTTTTAACGGCATTATTTAGAATGTATGCTGCCTTACCGCTTGCCCTGGAATTATTCTTGGCAACATCGATAGTAATTTTTGGCTTTCTGATTACTTGTGAAGGGTCATGCTTGCCACGAAAGCTAATGGGTTTCTCATGGGTTGCCCAATTCTGCACCGCACCAGTGATCCCATCGAATATATAAGAACCATTCTTTTTATTGGGCTTATCAACAGTCCTGCATCGTGTCCATTTATCGTGAACCAAGTGATCGATGATTAGTCCATGCTTCTCTGCAAACGATTCAAAATTCATAGCATTCCCTTTTCTACCATTTCAACCCGCTCTCCAATCCATTTCATACAGGGGACTGCCATTGAGTTACCCATCGCTTTATACCGAAGACTGTCGGGAGATTCAGGCTTGCCTCGCCACGGGATGTTTGAATAGTTATCGGGGAATCCTTGGAGTCTTTCGCATTCGACTGGTGTTAGCCTGCGAACCGCCATTTGCTGGGCGATAAAGGTCTGAGCATGATGACTTTGGACGGAGGGTCGGAGTGCTTGGAGGGCTGGGGTTACTTCCAAAGGGGTGGCACTAAAGTTACCAGCGATTGCATCTTCACGAATGGAATAAGCAACTCCTTGGGTAGCGGCTGCATCAAGGGTATACATCAAACCTTCATCATTCCAGCCACGCCCATTCTGGGCCTTATCTCTGCCTGAGATATCCTGTAAAGCAATCGGCACATTACCACCGCCTGTCCCCCAGCGAGAGGTAACAGTCTGGCAAATATCTCCCATCTCTCTGACTCGGGAGTCTGCTGGGTGAGTCTCATACACAACTAAATCGGTAAATTGTTTATGATCTCTAGCCTTGACTGTGCTGGCTAACGGATCAACACCAAACTGAGAATGGCTTTGGCGATTAAAGGTTTCTATGTTGCTTCCAACGCTTTTTTCAGTATCGGTGGTAGTTCTTTCCCTCGTTTTTCTGCTCTCCTCAGTATCCCTTGACAGGCAGTCTGGCTCAAAAAGAACCTTTGATGCAGAGACCCAGTCTCCAAGACATCCGACAACAAAGACTCTTCTGCGTCTTTGGGGGACTCCGAAATACTGAGCGTCAAGCACTCGGTATGCGAACCCATACCCGAGTTCTGCCACCGCCCCGAGGAAGGAACCAAAATCCCGTCCACCACTTGAACTGAGGACACCGGGGACGTTTTCCCAAACAAACCATTTGGGTTTGAATCGATCAAGAATTCCAGTATAGACAAGGGTGAGGTTTCCTCTTGGGTCTTCAAGTCCTTTCCTAAGTCCTGCGACTGAGAAAGCTTGGCATGGCGTTCCTCCGACCAAAAGTTCAACTGTTCCATTTATGTTCCACTCCTTATATTTTGTGATGTCCCCAAGATTTGGGACGTTTGGGTAATGATGACTTAAAACTGCTGATGGGAAGGTCTCGATCTCAGCATAGCCAATCGGATCCCAGCCCAAGGGATGCCAAGCAACTGTTGCTGCCTCCACCCCCGAACACACTGATAGATATTTCATCGTATTTTCCTTATTTTTTGTTTTATTAGTTCTACATCTTCTTCTGCGTTAAGCTGGTCAATAATATTTTTCCAGCCTCTTCTTCTGCCCACGCCTAAATACCAATTAGCCAAGTAAGTAATCCGCTCCTCTGGTGTGTTTAGTCTGCACTTTGCCCATGGATCTTTCTTCATGCCTGAACCCTCGCTTTAGACTTACTGTAAGCAATGATTCGGCTCTTAATCCATTTCATGGTTGGAGCAGATGTAGGAGATGGATCTACTCGTATACCATTGGGATACACAGCAAACTTCTCTTTGTATTTCATGGCTGCCCACCCGTCCTTGTACCCCTTAAGCTTGCCGTAATACATCAACTCAGCATAGAACTGGCGGTTGTCAATCTGGAGCTTGCGGTTAGTTTCTGCAAGTTCTTGAAGTTCGCCCGGTATGGTTAGGATTTGCTTTAGCGGACGCTCGTAACCGCACTCGCCACAGATATTGCTTTTGAATGTCCATAACGCTTTGCACTTGGGGCAGACTGCTTCTTTCTTTTCCCTCTCGGTAGGTTCTTTCTTAGTCTTCTCTTCGGAGCTATCTAAAGTCTTAACTCCTTCGGTATACAGATTGTCCCAATCGCCTCTAAACCGCAAGAAGTTCCCTGAGTGATCGAGCCAAAGACCAAACTCTTTGCCTTCGTGCGGACGCATTACTCGACCCATCTGTTGCACATGGGAGGAGAAAGACTTAGAGAATGGTCTGGCAGATACCCCGATCATCACATCGGTTACATCAAATCCTCTGGTTAGGATGTCCGTGGCAATCAATCCATGAATCTCGGTGTCGGGTTTAGAGAACTCCTCGATGGTTAAACGCTTGTAGTCATCGTCTTCCTTGTAGGATATGGACTCAAACCGATAACCAGCCTCGGCAAAGCCCTTGACTAGGTCTCTGCCATGATCCACGCCCGAACAGAATACGATTGTCTTTCGTGGGCCGCCAAAGATTTCATGCGTCTTTTTAATCCATTCATTGACTACATCGCCTGTAATTGCCATGCCTCGCTTGGAAACCTCAGCTTCTTTCCACTCACCAAATGAGTTCTTTTCTGCCCCTGTCATGTCAATCTCTTTGGCTACAAATACTTTCAAAGGGACTAACCAACCTTTCTCTACCAAGTCGCCAGTCGGAGTAGCTCCTACCACATGGGTATAGATATCTCCTAAGCCTTTAGTAAATGGGGTTGCTGTCAATCCAATTGCACGAATGTGTGGATTATTATTGAGGAACTCAACTGTTTTCTTACGGACGATATGACACTCATCCAAAATAATCAGGTCGATGTCTGGGAATGAATCCCTTCTCTCAAGTGTCTGTGCGGAGCAAACTTGGATTCTTTCTTCAGGACGGAAACGCCAATGACCAGATTGCATAACTCCATGCTCGATGCCGTACTTAGACAGTCTGGCACTTGTCTGATCGACTAAGACTATCCGATCTACAATCATGGCGGCTTTCTTGTACCCTTCGGATACTCGCCTCATGATCTCCATCGCTACCTCGGTCTTACCGAAGCCTGTGGATGCGTACAGTAGTTGTCTTATGTGTCCTTGTTTGAAGCCTTGCTTTATTTGCTCCACCACTTCTTGTTGGTGTGGTCTTAACTCTAACAACTTTATCTCCTTTACTATCAGGAAACCGCCTGATGTCGGTACAAAATAATGGGCGGGAGTGGCTGGCGTTGATCCCCAGCTTCTGCAAAATGCTTTGTATGCTAACCACCATCCGAGTGTGGAAAATAAGGTAAAACCACACTACTTTTTCAAACGCAAACAAAACACCCTCGTATCAACCTACGAACTTCACCCCCATAAGTCTGGTGAGGTACTTACGCTCCGTATGTGAAGCGGAAAATCGTGCGCTTTCGCCCCATAAATTACCTGCAAATTGTTACCCATTGGCAGCCACCGCCACCGCATACATACTGTTGCCAGCAATTAGCGTGTTGGGCTACTGCAAATCCTACTACAAAAAACGCTGCTGCTGCTACTAGTGCTTTTTTCATGGTTTTCTCCTTAGAATGGAATTGCATCGTCTGTAATAGTGTTTGCTGCTGGTGCTGCTTTTTGGTCTTTTTCTTCTGGTGTATTTAAATAAGCCAAAATTTGACCGTCTTTCATGGCAAAAATAGGCAAAGATTCAATCTTTAGCATTAGCCCATGTTTAGTTTCCATAACAATTCCAATCGTTTGATAGCGCTTTTTAGTAGCGCCAGATTGGTCTTGGTATTCTGATACTGCTGCTTTGACGTAGTGTGTAATCGCCATTATCTACTCTCCATTAAATTAACTTCAACTTGTACTTCACTTAAAAACTGGGTAACTGCAGCTTCAATTTCAGCAATAAATGCGTCATCTCTAGGCACACGTTTAATAAATAACTGACTGCGCTCTGGCATTCTTGGGTCGTAAGACACAAAATCACACCATTTACGGCCTGTTACGCACATTTGCGTTTGCATTTGAATAACGTACTTATTTGGTGGTGCATCTGCCTTGATGTATGACCAATGAGTTGCTGAATTAGGGCATTTGATCTCTACAAGACCGTCTAAATCCACCAATCCGTCTGGACTGCAACCGAACCAAGGAATTGTCTTATGGTCAATAAACGGCACTTGATCCACAAAATTGCCTGACTTAACTTCATAAGCAACTCTAGCTCTGGCTTCTTGCTCAACTCCCCATTCCATTGCAGAG